AAGCAAAAGTGAAGGGCAAGAGCCACCCGAATAGTCCAAACGGGGAACATCCGCAACGCTTGAGGCGGTAACACCCGCAAACTCACTCATTGCCGTTGTAGTGGTTTCAATGTAGTCAGTTGCTACTAACCCTTGCTCAAGCTGGGCGCCGAAAACATAGGCATAATCTTCGTTGTCGGGAGTCGTTATATTTCCATCATTAGAACAAGGATAGATAGCATAAAAAGTAGTTCCCGTAAGATTTTTTGTTACCGAACACCTATACCAACCGTTTCCGTAATCTTCTATTTTTGGAATATGACCCGAAGCGGTTGTGCCTATCGTTCCGTTGTCTAAATCAAAATAAGTAACTCCATCAAAAGAAAAGCCCAAAAAAGTGAACGTTCCTTTCTTTGCAAAAATACTTGCGGTGTAAATTCCAGCCCCAGCTACTGAAGGTTTGTTGAAATTTGGAGCAGTCGTATACCCGCTTAATTGCGTTATTTTTTCTGCGTTGTTCTCGCCAAAGGGGTCAAGCGTATCGGTTGTGTCTGCCGATATACTTGCTCTATTTTTTAACCAATATGCATTGTCAAACTGTTCAGAATACAAAACGCTATTAGTACGCACCTTCTCCACCAACCCGTCAGCATTGACCCTTGTGGCATTACTGTTACGGGTAAAGGTTAAATCCCCCGCTCCGCTTGTTGGTTTTACTGAATAGACCTTGCCGTCCTTATACCCCGAAGGGATAACAACTAAAGAGGCATCGTCAAAAAATGAACTCATAATCAATTATAGTTTAAAGCATCAATAGCATTTTCCAAACAAACGAAGCCGTCCATCACTCCGCTATCTGCTGCAACCCGAATAGCAAAAGCCTCCGCATAGGTAAACGCATTGTCAAAACAAGCGGGAACCCCATCACCCCCTAAAGTGCGGGTGTTGTAGTCCTCGTCTCCGAAATAGGTGGAGCAGTATACCTCTCCCCAATTAATTGCGTTTGCCATCGTTGCCTTTCTTAATTAAATAACTTTTTAGCTTAAGTACGTTGACCTTCTTGGGTTCGTAGTTTCGCTTCTTGCTCATAATACCCATCCGCTATATTGAACGTCTTGATCGGGGTACATATCGTCATTGACGTTGGCGTAGTATTCCGGGAACAACGATTGGTTGTAGGTCATATAGTCGACAAACCTGCGGACGTAAAACTCCGCAATCTTGCGCTCCTTCTCAATCAAGAAGTCAACCTCCGTCTTGTCTACACTCGCAGAGTTCTCGCTCTGGTGCTTGTACACCCCTCCGTTGCCGATGGTATAGGCTGCGAAAGGCATATACTCCATCATCGCAAAGTGGATGAGCATAGGCTGGACGTAGGTGTTGACTAACGTCAGGTAGTTGCCAGATAACGTTCCGGCAATGATGTCTGCCGAAATCTTGTCGTAGAGCTTACTACCCAAGTAGTTTTGGATGTGGATCTCTTGAGCAATCTTGATGAATTGGATAAACTTGTCCGTGTCTACATTGCCCCCAAGAGCCGTGTTACGGACGATATCCTGCCGTGTTATGAATAGTGCCGTTGCCATTATTTATTCTTTAATGAGCCTCTATTAGGTGTGTCAATTGGTCGGGTTTGTGCTTCATCCCAAGCACTTGGATTTAGCTTCTTGCTCGGCACTCCTGCTTTGATAGCAGCTTCTGTGCTTACTACTTTATCATTTGCCAAACCTGCATCGGGCAAAAATTCTCCTTTGTTATTTCTCTTACGGAAATACACCAAACGCCTCCAAGCGTGGTGGCAGTATGCGCCTCCCTTCCACTTCCAGATGGAATAGACGTTACGCCCTTTAGGGGCGAACTGTCCATTGACACCAGAAAAAGACATCATATCAATGTCCTCCTTTCGGAATACGACTCCATCATTAGCAGCACTTACCATCTCACGACAAAAGCTGCGAGAATTAGCACTCAAGTTGCGGGTATAGGCATAGCGTATTTTGTAAAGACCGCTATCAAATCGGCTTTCGCCTTCAGCATCGGAGTAATCCTCAACGCCAAAATTGTATTGCTTTGAGAGGTGGGAATCCTCATTGTCTGGGTCATTGACTACCTCATCCGAGATGAGTTCCCATTCGTTTAAATCAATGACCTCGCCCTTTCCCCGCAGTTCTTCAATCCAAGCATCTTCCTCCTCCTTGCTAAAAGCAGGAGCTTGGCTTGACATCTTAACGCCTGTTTCCTCTTCGATTGTTGCGCTATCCATAACCTTCGTATCGGTGAACTCGATAGGCTGGAGAGTCTTAAAGTATAGGTTCAAAGAGATATCGTTATAAGCCAGGATCTTATCCAATCCATCCAAGATAGTTTCTTGCATCGGACGGATTACAATATTGTCAAATAACTGCGAAGCCGTCATCAATTCATCCGCATTGTTTCCCAATCCGCTTTGGTCTTTAATGCCCAAAAGCATTGGGGAGGTTACGCGGTGTGATACCATAATCTTGCGCATTGCCTCATCAGCCAAGAACTGATACTGCTGGGAGGCATCGGAGAGCTGGACGGGCTGAATGTCCGCAGCCATCTCCTTGTTGTCGTTGAACGCCAAAATGAACTTACCGGCGTTGGAAGATCCGGAAAACTTCTCCGCTACCTTGTTTTCGATGATGTAACGTTCCTCCTCTGTGGGTACTCCGTTGTTGAAGTTGATCAGCATCGAAGGACTCATACCGTTCTTGATGTTGTTGAGGTGGTAGTTGGCTACCTCCTCCTCGAGTTCTGCGTACTGAAGACCTCCCTGATAGTCCACAGGGGCATAGTAGTAGAACCCTGCGCGGTAAGGTTTGACGTACAGAATCTCGATGCCCTCGTTTGAGAATCCAAAAGCGGGGATTCGTTGGGGCGTTTCTTTGTTGTTTCTTACATCGTTCCAATCCTTTGCGTAGTAGTATGCCTCAATCTCACCATCCTCGTTGCACTTCTCGGCTCGTAGGCTCTCAACAGGCATATGGTATACCTCTGTGATCATTGAGTGGTCTTGGGAGTAGATGACCTGAAAAGAACATTGACCGAGCATCTTAAAGTCGGAGGATGCGTTACGCAAACATTCCTTACTGAAAAGAGACTTCATTTGGGCATACGCCTCTGGCTTTCGCAATGAATCCGTAGCATCCAAACCCTTGCCGTAGATGAGTTCGGAGATGCCGTTGATGATGGCGTTGTTGGTAGGGCTACCCTGAAAGCGATTGATGAGGTATTGGAAGTAGTCGTTGCTCTCCCCATACTCCACCCAATCGCGGTTGCTTACCTCCTTGATTTCTGGAGAGGTGTAGCTCGATAGGTTTACAAAATGTAACTTGCTCATATGATCACGAATTCATTGTCAAAAGAATCTTCCTCAATGTATACCCCCTGATTGACGGTATACTTGTCAAAGGTAGTTTGTGCGGTTACAAATACCCTATCTCGATAAATGAGCGTAGAGCCATCCAAAACCTTCAAACCATAGAACCGCCCATTCTTTACGGAGAAAGTGCCAGAGATGGTCATAAAACCATCCGCAGAGGACACGCTAACGGAGGGCGTAGCCGTTGTATTTGTCGACTCATCTATCAATTGCAAGGTCACACTACCGGGATAGGAGCGTGGTACGATGACAATAGATTGAGTGGATTCCGATTCTTGTAGTATATGCATCTCAATTAAATAACTAAAATGCCAAAGTTTATTCCAAAAGAAAGGGGGCTTACGCCCCCTCTCCCTACCAAATGAAAGAAATGTTAGGAGTTCGTACCCTCAACAATCGTTACCGTAGCACCAGCCATACCGTCAAATGGGTCAGCAGCAGTAGCTCCAGCGATGAAGTTTGCGGGAAGGATTTCCTGTGCGGTCAAAGTTAAGGTATAACCAGACAAATCACCCATAGCAGTTCCAGTAACAATAGTGCCACCCGTAACCTCTGCTCCGTGATCTGATCCCATCAAGAAGCAGTTGTCATTGTAGTCCTGGACTACAACGTGAGGACGGCCATAGGCCATCAACTTCAACTCCTTATTGTCCTCCTTTGTGAGCTTGGTGAACTGCAAAGTCAACGTCTGCTCGAAGAAGGTAGTGCCGTTTTCACGGCTTGAGTTGAAAGATTGCTCCAAGTTGGATGCTCCCTTCAATTCGTATTTGTAAGCGGAAAAAGTTCCACTCATATCTGTCACCTCGTCATTGGTCAAGGTGAGTGTGCCTAAATCCCCGTAGTTAACGAAGTAAGCAGCTTTGATGCCACCTACTACGTCCTTACAAGGGATTGCACGTCCTGCGGTTAAATTACAAGCCATAGTGTTTTAAATAAAAAAGGGGGCGGGGCAGAACCCTCACCCCCTTGAGGTTAATCAATCAAATCAATTATGCGTACAATACACAGTCAGCACCGATACCATACTGAACACCAGCCAAGAAGCGCAAGATAACGCGGATGTTGTTAGAGCCATCAAGATCGCCCATATCCAAAACCTTCACCTCGTTGCGGTCAGACTCAAGGCCAGTACCGAAGAACAAGTTAGAAGATTGAGCAGCAACTATCTTGTTAGATGCCAAGCCGTTAACCATAGCAACGCGGATACCGTCGAAGTACAAGTCGCCCTGACCGTACCACATAGTGCCTTTGTTGTCAACACCATTAGCACCCAAGCCAGAAGTACCGAAACCACCCAAAGCGCGTACATACGCTTTAGCTACGTTTTGTGGAACGTAGATGGTCAAGTCCTCCTTACCGTAAAGTGCAGAAGGGATAGCGTCAGCAACCTTGCCCAACTCATCGATTACGTTAGCAGCAGTAACGGTAGTACCAGTTACGTCTACAACGTCTCCGTCAGCAGCCATCAAAGTAGTGAAACCATCGAACTCACCAGCAGTAGCGTTAACGCCTTGCCAGATGTTCTGCTCGATTTTCTGTGCAGTCTTGGCAGCAACGTGACCAATCAAGAAGTCGCTGAAAGAAGCAGGGATGCTATCGTAAGCAGAGTAGCCCATTTGAGAACCAATCCAAGAATCGTAGTAGTCCTTCTTACAAAGCTGAAGGTTAACCTGGAAAGGCTCAACCTCCAATACGCGGTCAGTCAAAGTCAGCGTAGAGGTAGGTGTGAAGTCACAAGTGGCATCTTTAACGATGTCATCAGTAGCAACCTTCTGCAAGGTTGACTTGAAGTTTACGTTAGGAAGGATCTCAACGAGACCTTTGTCTAACGTGTCTGCGCTCAAAAGAGCAGCAGATACATACTTGGAAGCAAAAGCTCCAGCGTATGAAGTGGTGATAGAAGTGGTCGTAGCCATTTTAAATAAAAAAATTAATTGTTCAATTTTGCCAATACTCGGTCAAGCGTGTTGGGTTGACGGCGTGACGAGAACATTGCTTGTTTAGATTCGGGTTTTGCAGGGTTGTGCTTGATAGGCTTTGCAGCAGATTGAGAGGAGAACTTCTTCTCCATAGCAGCCATCTCGGTCTTGGCAGATGCCAATTCCTCGCGGAGCTTCTTCATCTCGGCAGCAACTTCCTCCACAACAGGAACGAGTGCTTCAGCAACTGCAACCTCAATGGCAGCAGATACTTCTTCGGTGATGGCATCAGCAGCTTCAACAGCTACGTCAGCAGCAACCTCCTCGGCAACCGCAACGGCTTCCTCGGATTGCATCTCTACTTCCTCAACTTCAGGAGCTTCAACCTCCTTGATTTCGGAGATGATTCCTTCCTCGACAATAACGATAATCTTACCATCTTCCAATTTGTGTTCCCCGACAGGTGCGGGTACGCGGTCTTCACCAGAAATAACGAATACTTCGTTCTCTGGCTCGAACGCTTCAGCCTCCAGAACTGTACCGTTCTCGAGGTTCATTTGAGCAAACTCTACCTTGCGGATTGATGCGAGTTCGGTCAAGATTTTGTTCAATACGTTTTGTGCCTTCATAATTTGAATTGCTTCTAAATAAATGACTATGGGTGGTTCTTTTGTTACATTTTTAAGATGGCAAGGTTACGTTGCCTATCCCCTGCGCCCATAGGCTACCGTCACAACACTTGCGGGAATAGGTGTTTTTATCCTTGCATAAGCACCCGCGCTTTGAGCCTTTGGGTGAGGCGTTGTTTACTTTAGGTGGTCTCATAATTTACCGAGTTCTTTGAGTTTAGATTCTGCCCAACGCTTACCCGCCTTTCCTCCCCATAGAAGGAAGGAGATAGTGCCACAGGCAGATGAGTCGGATTCGTTGTAGTACTCCTCCGCCCTTGAGAGATAGGAATACATACGGGTGATGGTCTCTGCGCTTACAGGCTTTCCCTGTGCGAGTTGTTGCGCTCGTATCTTACCGACATCGGTAGCGCACTTATTACCACCCTTCTCGTTGAGTTCAATACCTCGTTTGGCATTGTTTCTTACGGCATCCGGATAGTCGCTATACGACTCCATCTCCAAACGCTTACCGCTTTTCTTTCTGCCATCGCGCTTGATGATTCCCACAATAGAGGATAGGATGAGGGCAGCCTCTTGCTCCTCAATTTCGGCAAGTGGGCTGCGACTCATATTCACCTTGTCAGCGAAATAGCCCTCGATAGAGAAGCCTTTGACCTTGTTGGTCTTAACGTAGTTCTCCCAGATGTCGGGGTTGTTGACCTTCATTGATACCATCCAAGTGCCAACAGGAAGCTCAAGGCCATACATACGGCTCTTGTCCTTCTCCTCGTCCTCAATGATCCACGACTCCACTACGCTCATCCCATCAATGCTATCCTCGTGTTCAAGAGTAGAGTTGTTCTGGTTGCCCTTCTGGAAAAACATCTCACTCGCCTTGCGGATAGTGTCTTTGGTGAAGTAGACGTAGAACTCCTCCTCACCGTCCTTGCGGTAGATGGGTTTGTTGGGAACGAGAGCTGCACCCATTAGGATGCGCTTCTCGGCATTTTGGGTAGCAAATTCTACCTTCTGCTTGGATAGGGCGATGAAGTCCTCCTCAATAGCGGGATACTCTACCAGGGAAATCGCATTGATCCCGGAGAAGAATTCATTTTCATCAATGATTAGTTCAATTAGT